GTTCTTAATGGAAACGAAAATTATAGCTTTGAGTTTAACCTTGAAAAGAGAGGAGGAACATTGTGCCAAAAAGAAGCAAAAGGAAAGATGCAGAAAATAATGGGAATAGATTACAAAATATGCGATTGTGTTTTCAATTTCGCTTTAATAAAAAAAGAGCTATTTCAATCAATAAAGTGGGATGACGATATTAAGATAATGGGAGAGCATACTGATTTTTTCTTAAGGTTAAAAGAAACAAAGTGGAAGGTGGCATATTGTCCTGAAGTAAAGATTGGCCACGAGCATATCAGCAAGGGAGATTACAGAATAATGAGGAAAAGAGAGGAGTTTTTTATCAAGATGTTGAAGAAGCACGGAATAAAAAAGTATGTCTATCTTAACGGAAGGACCTTTGAGGTCAAAGACGGAAAAATGATAAATTACAAATCAGAGAAACCTATAACAATAAAAACAATATGAAAAAAGTTTTAATTACCGGATCAGCCGGCTTCATTGGAAAACATTTGATGAATTATATTATGGATAATAACTTGGCCGAAGTTTATGGCATTGATGTTTTAGAAGGAACGAACATCTTTACTCACGAGGCCATACCGGATATTGATGTAGTATTTCATTTAGCCGGACAAACAAGTGTCGGAGCCTCAATAGAAAATCCTTTCTTTGACGCAACAATGAATATAATGGGAACAATACAGATATTAAAATTATATCCGGAAGCCAAGATTGTTTTCGCAGGATCAGTTGCAAGCAAGGACATTAAGAGTCCATACGGATTATCTAAAAAGACGGCCGGAGATTATATTAAATTATTGGCTGAAAAATGGACTATCTGTAATTTTCCGAATGTTTACGGAGCAGGAAGCAAAGGAGTAATTGAAACTTGGTTAAAAGAAAAAGAGATTATTGTTAATGGTTGGGGAGTTCAGACAAGGACCTTCGTAAATGTATTAGACATTTGCAAAGCATTGATAAAAGCAGTTGATTGGGATAAGGCCGAATACGATTTAGGAAGCGATATTGAAACTCCAATTAAAGATATCGCCGAAGCGATCGCCAAGAAAACCGGAAAGAAGATTAGTTATGTAAACGAAAAGAAAGGAGAAATACTTAATTCGTTAGTTTTCAATACTACTTTGAACTGGTCGCCGGAAGTAGATGTTTATAAATATATTGAGCAAAATGGATAATGACATTGTCATTGATGTAGCTTTTAAGCTCACAATGTGTTTGATAGCCATAATAACAATAGCAGGGATAACAATAATTTTATGCAAGACATTATTTTAACAGCCGAAAAAATAGAAAAACTTTGTTCTTTATACGAAGTATTTAAGAAGGCAGAGGAAGAAGCGAGCAACGAACTTTCCAAAGCCATGATGAATGCTAACCGAAGAATAAGGTATAAGAATGATAACTTTGAGGAAAAAATACTTTGGGACGAATTAAGATACGAAGGGATAAAAGGAGAAGCCGGCAAGTTATTAAAAGAAAAGTATCCGAAGGTATTTGAAAAGGCCGAAGTTCAAGAAAAGTCCGGAGCAGACTATACAGAGTTTTGTAAATTGGAACTTGACCTTGACTCAACAAGATTAAAATTGTTTGACATAGTAAGGTTGAGTTTAGCAGTAGTAGATTATAAGTTAAAACAAAAAGATGAAAAAAATAATAATTAGTTTAATAGCGATTACGATATTCTTAACAGCAACACCGGTATCAGCAGTCGGATTTAGAGAATGGGATCAGGCAACGAAAGACATTATTGCTTTACAAGAGCAATGTGGAAACAGCGCAACACAGATCCAATCTTTAACAGTAAGAGTCGCGCAATTAGAACAGGAGAATGTTGCATTGAAAAATAGAGTAGGAATAGTTGAAGGATTATTTAATCAATTAAGAGCATTGTTAATCCAAGTAATTACAATGTTATCAACACTAAAGAGGTAATATGAATTACGAACTGGCAATAAAATTAGAACAAGCAGGATTTCCTAATATAAGACCTTGCAAAATACATAATGGAGATCATACTAATGAATGTGATGAGTGTGCAAGTTATCCTACTCTTTCCGAACTAATAGAGGCCTGTGGAGATAAGTTAATAGCATTACAAAGACAAGATTTAGTTCCTGTTGCAGATAAAAGTTTTAAGTGGTGTGCTGTTAAAAAGTATATAGATTATGAAGAGCCTGCTGTTTGTGAAGGTGGATATGGACAAACTCCAAAAGAAGCCGTAGCTAAATTATGGTTAGAGTTGAATAGTTATAATAGACAATAAACTACCAAAATGAGCAAATGGTCAAAAGAAGAAAAAGAAGCGATTAAAGATAAAGCAAGGTTTATTCTTATCAGAACTCCTAGAATTAGTAGATATGCTTTAGCAAGAGCCTTAGGTATCTCCGAGCAGGCTTCTTATGATATTAAAGAGTCAATCTTAAGAGAAGCACGAGAAGCAGTTTCTAAAGATGTTATCATGGACGAAATTGGAAGGTTCCAGATAGAACTTGATGCTCTATGTGATAAGGCTTGGGAAATAATTAGGAACGAGTCTATTGAAGTTAAGATGCCTATTTATAACAACGGAGTTCAAGAGTTTGATAAGGACGGAAATCCAAAGATGTATATTGTTCAGAGAGTAATTAGTGTTTCTGCAAAAACAAAAGCAATGGGAACTATTGCTAAATTAAGAAATATGCTTCTTGAGTCAAAGTTTAGCGCCGGCTTATTTAAGAAAGATTGGGGTAATCTTGGAATTGATAAGATGTTTGACGACAAGGATAAGAAGCTAAATGAATTGTTAGATGAGGTTAGAAAAATAAAAATAGATAAAGATGCCGATAACGGAGTTCAAAATAGAGAAGGAGCAAATGTTGAAACCTCCCCTTCCGGAGATGACGGAATACGAAAGGACGATAATAAAACAGTTAGCTAATCATTTTATTGTTGACGGAGAAAGATTTGGGGATATTATAACGGAAGGTCAGATGCACATATTTGGATCTATTATTTTTAGGCATTACAAAAGAGTCCAGATAATTTGTCCAACACAATACGGAAAGAGTTTAACAGTAGCGCTTGCCTGTATCATTTTAAGTGCCACAGAAGGCCGAAAAGTGGCCATTGTAGCGCCAAGTGGAGATAAGGCGAAGATTATTATGCGTTACTTTGTTGAACACCTTGGGGACGATTATAGATTTGAAAGACAGTTAGAGCAAGAAACAAAGTTAGATCGATTAAGACAAGAAGGAAGTAAGGAAAGAATTGTTTTAAGAAACGGAGGAGGCATATTCATTGTTTCAGCACAGCAGAAGAACTTTAAAAAGAGTTTTTCGTCAGCAATGGGTTTAGGAGCCGAGGTTGTTATTGAAGATGAAGCCGGTTTAATTCAGGACCAGACAGAAGCAACTATCTTCAGAATGATCGTAGGTAAACCTAAAGAAAGCTTTTACTGTAAGATTGGTAATCCTTGGTTCGCAAGTTATCCTTACTCTCATTTTTTAGATAGTTGGAAAAGCGAAAAGTATCATCACATTTTTATTGATTATAAAATGGCGATTGCTGAAGGAAGAATGAGAGCAGAAGATATTGAGGAAGCGCGAGGTAAACCTTTCTTTGGAGTTCTTTATGAGTGCGAGTTTCCTTCTGAAGATGAAATAGGAAAAGACGGATACAGACAATTAGTATTCTCAAAGTATTTAAGATACGGAATAACACCGGAAGCATTAAAAGCATTTATCAAAAAGGAACGAGATTCCGGAAGAATGTTAAAAAATAGAATAAAGTTGGGTTGTGATATTGGAGGAGGTGGGGACTATAATGTTTATGTTTTAAGGTTTGGTCCTTTCGCAATAGTGGCCGGAAAAAATCAAAGCGATAATACAATGGTTAATGTATCTGAGATCGAAAGATTACAGAAAGAGTGGGGAATAGAATGGAGAGATATTAGTATTGATGATATTGGAATTGGTAGAGGTGTAGCAGATAGATTTAGAGAGAAGGGATTACCGGTCAATTCAGTCAATGTTGGCTCAAGCGCAATTCACAAAGATACATTTGCTAATTTGAAAGCAGAACTTTACTGGGATATGGGAGCATGGGTTAGAGGAGAAGATATTAGGTTTGATAAGAATGATAATTGGATACAGATACTTTGGATTAGGTATTCAGTAACATCAGAGAAGTTAGTTAAGATTGAGCCTAAATCAGATTTAGTAGCAAGGAGCAATAAGTCGCCTGATTATGCAGAGGCCTTGATGCTTACCTTTTATGAGAAACCTTTCGCAGGAATAGTATAGGCCGACAATAATAATCATCAAAAAAAACACATGGGAGAAAACATTAGAAGGGATCACGAAATAGAAAATAAAGACGAAAGAAAATGGTTTAGTTATCTCAAGGAGAAGGCCATGCAACTTAACTTTGGTCAATTAGAACTTACAGCAGTAATTAAAGGAGGAAAGATTGTTGCTTTTAAGAGTGTGAAGGCATTGGATAATTTTAATATCAGAGAAGTAGATTAGTCCACACTTGACAGTTATTTTCCTTATAGGTATAATTTAGAAAAGTAAATACAAACGACATTTATTCTTGAGGCACAAGGATAGCCAGTCCGAAAGGGCATAATTGGTTATCCTTGTTTTTTAATAAAATGGCACAAAACTCAATTCAAAAACTAATATCAAACTTTTCTAACAAGCTCAAACAAAAAACTTGGTATGGATTATTCAATACAAGTGATTTTGATTATATAGATTACGAGAAGCGAGGAGGATTTGATTTATATAAGTTATCTCTTTATCTTAACAAGGCTATTAACAAGAGAGCAGAGAAAGTCGGAGAAACAAAGTTTTTAGTTAAGGATCTAAAGGGTACGGTAATTCAAGATGTCGGAGGAGAAACAGAATGGATTTACAAATTATTCAACAGGCCAAATAAGTTGATGAGTGGTAAGCAATTCTTTTCAACATTACAAAAGAATAAAGACTTATTAGGAAAGGCCTATGTCTTTTGTGTTTATGAAAGCACTATTCCTGAATTGTTTGGAAATGACACCGGAAAGAAAACGAGCAAGGTAACAGAGATGCACTTATTAGACCCTCGTTCTATTACAGAAGTTTTTGACAAGGAAACAAATACAATTACTCAATATAAGTATCAAACAAAGTCAGAAGGAATTAAAACTTACGAAGCAACACAGATAATTAGGATTGTAAGAATTGACCCTGCAAATCCTCTTGGAAGCGAAACATTGATTGAGGCCGGAAAGAGAGTCATCTCAACCGGTATTCAGTTAGATGACTACCAGTCAAATGTTTTGAAGAATGGTGGAAGTGTCAAAGGTATATTAAAGTTTAAGGACCAAACATTAACTCAAGAAGAAGTAGAAACACAAAAGGATCGATACAAAGAACAGTATGCCGGAGCGAAGAAGTCAGGGATACCGATGTTCTTGGGAGGTAATGTTGATTATCAACAGACCGGATTAAGTCCTGATGAGCTTGGATACCTTTCAAGCAAGAACTGTAATCTTAATGATATTTGTATTATGACCGGAGTTCCTAAATCTATTTTAGGTAACTTTGATGAGATTAAGTACGATAACGCGCAGGCAAGTTACAGGATTTTCTTACAGGAAACAATCACACCAGAAGTTAAGGAAATAGTAGAGGCCTTTAACTGGACAATTATTCCAGACAAGTATAATTTATCTTTTGAAGAAATAGTTCCTGAAGATAAAGCCGAAACAAAACTAATACTTGAGGCAGGAAGTAATGCTTATTGCATGACTCAAAACGAAAAGAGGAGATTGCTTGGATTAGAAGATGTCAAAGGAGGAGATGTAATTTTAGTTCCATTTAGCTTAATGCCAATGGGATCTGATTATAATGCTCCGGCCGAAGAAAAAGCATTTAACAAAAAAGCATTTAAGCCAATCATCAAAGAAGAAGTAAGAAACGATTACGCAGAAGCTCAATTAAAATATATTGACCAACGATCAAAACAACTTGAAGCCGGAGTAATTGACTTTGCCAACAAACAAGAGAAAAGGATATTCAAAGTTTTAAGTTTAGGCAAGGCAATGAAGAAAGGAGTCAAGGTTGAGTTAGACGGAATATACGATGAGGAAGTTGCTTTAGCAGTAAAGTTTATTACTCCTTATTTAGAGGAACTTATTACCGATGCCGGTAATGGAGCTTTAGACCTTTTAGGAATAAGCAAGCCATTAACAATGACTGAAACAATGAAAAAGGTAATGGCGCAGAAAGCCAAGTTCTATGCAAAGACAACAACTAACACTACTTTTGAAAGATTAGAGAATACTTTATCAGCCGGAATGGAAGCGAATGAAACAATAGTTCAGCTAACGGAGCGAGTTCAAGGAGTATTTACAGAATACAAAACATATCGCGCCGAGTTAATTGCAAGGACCGAGTCAACAACAGCTAACAACGAAGGATTGATTGAAGCCTACAAACAGTCAGGAGTGGCCACCGGAAAAGAATGGATTGCAGTTATGGACGATAGAACACGCGAGGAGCATGCTATGCTTAATGGAGAAATAGTCGGATTAAATGAAAACTTTAGTAATGGATTATCATATCCACAAGAACCAAACTGTCGCTGTCTAATCGGACCGGCAATGGACGAAGAATAATAAATAAAAAAACATGAAAGAAAAACTTTACAAAATGTTAGGAGTGAAGGTTAAAGGAGTTGACGAAGATACATCAACATTAGAGGCGATTTTCTCAACGGAGGACGAAGATAGACATGGAGATATTGTTAGGCAGAATTGGGATTTAAAACAATTTAAGAAAAATCCGGTTATTCTTAACAGTCATAATTATTGGAGCGCTACTGATGTTATTGGTAAGGCCGAAAAAATTACAGTCAAGAATGGACAATTGGAAGGAAAGATTAAGTTCGCAGTAGAGGAAAATCCAATTGCAAAGATTGTGTTTGACCTTTACAAGGGTGGCTTCCTAAATGCCTTTTCAGTAGGATTTATTCCAAAGGAGTTTTCAGAAAGAGGCGAGATATTAAAATCAGAATTATTGGAGATCAGCGCAGTTTCCGTTCCGGCCAATGCTTATGCTCTTGCCAAGAGTGCAGGTATCAATCTAAAACCTCTTTTTAAGGACATTATGAAGGGTTTAGAGGACGATGAGGAAATAGACGAGGATTTGGACGATGAGGAGGAAGAAGAAGGCGCAGACGAAGGATTAGAGGCCAAGAAAGAGGAAGAAGTAGAGGAAACAGAGGAGGAAGCTCCGGAAGCAGAAGAAGATATAAAAGAAGGTTGTCCTTTAGGAGAAGAATGCGAAACAGAAGAAGAAAAAGAACAGGCCCGAATTGATGCTGAAAATGCTATCAAGGAGGAAGAAGAAAAAAAGAAAAGAGATGAAGAAGAAAAAGTTGAGGAAGAAGTAAAAGAAAATATAGACAAGATGTTAAAGTTAGTCCAAGCAACTGGCGAGAAATTAAAGGCCGAAACACTTCGAGAAGGAGTCCGAGCCGATGTTGCTAGATTGTTAAATAAAACAATCAGAGAGTCAGTTAAGATAATAAAAAATAAATTATAAACGCACATGGAAGTTGAAACTAAAGAGTTAAGCGAACAGGAAAAATCTCTTGTTGAAGCTACTCAAAAGATGATACTAGAAACTTCAAAAGGTATTTCAGAACAAGCTATTGAAGGTATCAAGGAAGAAATGAGTAAGAAGTTTAAAGAGTTCTGTGAAGAACAGGGAAAGGCATTGAAAGCAGGTGCCGGTATTTATTCTGCCGAAGCCAAGAAAGACAGAAAGGCAATGAACGACAGATTTAAGAAAGGTATCAAAGCTGTTATGTCAGGTGATATGGAGACAATGAAGTCATTGATGACAAAAGAAATGACTACTGATGACACCGGATCTCCTTACGCAGGATATACAGTTGATACAGAGTTAGATGCAGAAATCAGATACATTCAAACTTTGTATGGTGTAGCAAGAAGAAACTTTGAAATGTTAACTCTTTCAAAGGGCCACTACAAAGCAAACGAATTGGTAACTGATGTAACAGTTGCATGGGTTGATGAAGCCGGATCTATGTTATCTACACAATGGGTAACAGGTCAGAACGATTTAGACTTGAAGAAACTTTACGCAATTATCACTTTCACAAACGAATTGCTTGAAGATACTGAAATTGATTTGTTCAGATTTGCTTCAGAAAGAGTTGCCGAAGGTTTAGCTTACAAAGAAGATTTAGCTTTCTTTAAAGGGGACGGAACAGCAACATACGGTAGTTTCACAGGTTTATTAAACAGCACAGATGTTAATCCAGTTACA